ATCTTCGTAACAACTTTACTGACTTTAGGTAAAGGTTGACGCATATCTACAACTTTAGGTTTAATCCCCATCTCAACGCATCTTTCATATATTTTTGGGAGTAAACCTATTTTAAATTGCCCAGTCTTGGTGATGTAGTGAATCTTACCATCCCAATTCTGCATACCTCTTTGCCTTGTACGTAAGTAGAAAGCATTTGGATGTCGAATGGCAAACTCATTATAAAGTTTCTGTGCGAACTTAAGAGGTAAGTCTAGTTCGCACATATTCCCATTCTGTATAATTATCTTACTCATTTGATAATTACAGTTACTCCCTTAGTGCCCTTATCTACTCCCAAAGCTTCCTTGAGAAGTTTGATATGATGTTCTTCATCTGCAATGAGTTTCTCAAGGAAATAATTCACATCATCATAATCTGGCCGTTCTTTATATTGACCAATTGCCTTTTGAATCTTCTTATAGTGACCTATGGTTTCTACTTCTGAATCCCAAGCAATCTTCAAAGCCTGTTCCCAAGTGGGACCTATTTCAATTGTAGGGTTGATATTGATTACAGAGTAATCTTCATAGGGGTCTGCCAACTGTATGAAATCAGATATCTTATCAAGATGCCTCATTTCTACTAGCCCAATACCCAGCATCAATTCCGAAATTTCTTTAAATTGAGATGACTGCTGAGTATACATAATAATTGCACTTAGTTCTGAGAATTTAGCATTCTTCCAAATTACATAGAACATATTAACTATTTCATCAGGCCAAGGTTCGATATCCTTAAAATCTGGATACTCTACTGATTGGTCTGAATACTTGAGGACATCTATAAAAGCATTAGCTGCATCCTCTACTCTGTTTCCTAAAAATTGTAAGCCTTTCATATTACTTTTTGATTTTAAATTTAGTATCTCTAGTTCTTGGAATCCTACGTTCCCTTAAGATCGAGGTAATACAAGAAATAGATACTTGATATTTGTTACTTATGTATTTTAATGGGAATCCTTTTATGTAGTCTTTAACTACGGAATCTCTAATTGTATCTGGCTTTTGTTGACGAGATAAGAAGACTTCGTTTTTAAAAAGCCTACCATCCGATAAGCATTGTTTAATATTTTCTTTCTGGGTACCCCATTTTAAATTTCGATAATAATCATTAGCCGGATTATTATCTAGGTGCATTACTATGGGTAAATTCTCTGGATTAGGTAAATAAACTGTAGCTACTAGCCGAGAAATCTTACAAAGTTTCCTAATGCCACGAGAATCCCTTAGAGTACATTGATACCTGTTCCACATTTTATTAAGATGGGGCTTTAATTTTTTCCATTGCCCATTTTTACGATTAGACCAAAGTCCTCCCCTTTTACTAATGTAATATCCGGGGAATCCAGGTATATTATCATATTTCGTCATACATTCAGCTGTTTATAGAATCCCAAAGACTCCCCTCTACTTGAGGCTCGTCTAAGGTTCGTTTATCTTTATTTTTATATAAGTATTTATTATATCTTTCGATAGCCTTATCATTATACATCTGACTTGGTTCTGGTAATCCATTACACCAAGCAAGAGCTTCGAACTGGGCATCCAAAAATTGAAATACATTCCAATCCTTTTCATCCATTAGATTATGAATCCTAAGAAAGTGAACATATTTCTCTGGCTGATGTTCATAAGATTCATAAATACCAGTAACACTAGCAACTCTTTTTATGAATTCATCATGGATGTCTTTGGTAAAGCCTGGGTCCTTATCCCCCTTGAGTTCTAATTCGGCCTCTACCTGATTAGTAATGTTCTCCTGCATGGATAATAACCTTTGCATAACATTACGATAATCAGTCATTCTCTTTAACCCAGTCTCAATGTATTTAATAAAACCTTCCCGGGTATCAAATTTAAAATCTTCACAAAAGGTATTACATACTTCTGCAAGCTTTTTACAATTTGCCCATTCTCGGGAATTACTCTCATTTATTTTACGAACTCCCCTATGCTTTAACTTTATACGAGTTGCGTATAAAATATCAGCAACAAGGGCAGCATCCCCCTTAGATGCTAGTAAAATGTTAGAAACTTTCTTAGTATTCTTATTGTTAGAAACTAAGACTGCTCTATGATTTATTGCCTCCTTTCTAGCAATAACAAAAAAAGCCTCAACTGGGAAGTTATCTACCTCTAAGGTATTTAATATTTCCTCAAACTGAGACTTAGTTATATGGATAGATGGTTCACGCATAAATATATTATTTTATAATATAATAGGAAATCCTTACTCCAAAGAGTTTCTGATTTGAATCAGTTCTTGATAACTTTGATACCTTGTTTGATATACTAGCTTAAGTGTTTGTTTCTTCCCCAAATCATTTACATCAAAACCCTCTGGAAGAAATACTACCTTGACTTTTTTATAAGCTACTAATTTAAGTGCGAGATTAACAGCATAAGACCTGGCATCGGGGTCTAAAAGGATAATATATCTTTGGCATTGGGATTTAAGTAGTTCATTGACTTGGTACTGACTAATAGCTTTGCCCATTGTGGCAATTGCTCTATCCCCAATTGTGAGAGCATTAAGTGCCCCTTCGCAAATGAATACCGACCGATACATCTCCAATGCGTCATGATTAAAGATGATAAACTGTTTTCCCAAACCGGTGATGTCTTTGTCTGGGTTATTATACCTGGGTCCTTTTCCGATAACATTTCGAGCATTGTAATACCTAAGTTGTCCTCGATAATAAAACGGGATGATAAGGTACCCATATGTCGTACCCATTGTTCCATATCCGATACCACATCTTGAAAACTTCTCGAGGTTAAAGCCGCGTTTCTTGATATATCCACGAATGCTTTTTGCAAGTTGGCTGTCTCCAAGCGAAATATTTCTAAATCCATCTGGGAGATATACGGGCTTACTTTCGGCAAGTTCGATTTTCTCTTCCTTAAATTGAAGTTCATCAAATTGTCCATTGTTCAAAAAATTAATTAGTTCATGGTACTCAGTAAATCCTTCTATATCCATTATTAATTGGGTAGGGGATGGATGAGCATTACATCGAAAACAATTGGTTCGATACATAGATAGGTTAACACCTAACTTATGTTCTCTCCCGCAATATGGGCAAGTGGGAATGCGTAACCATCCGTGCTTATAATCGAATGCTCCCAATCGTTTAATAAAGTATGTCCTTAGTCTAGATTTAAACTGGTTTGTTATTTTCATATCTTTTCTTCCCGCATATATTACAGTAATACTCTACATGACGTTTCTCATAATACTGGGCTTTCCTTCTCCCGCCTTTCTTAGAAAAAATTGCCCTACGAGGTCTCTGTTTAAACTCAGTCCAATGAACTGCTACCCATTCATGATAACCCAACTTACATCTAAATGTCTCCACAGTTATTAGACCTTTTCTTAGAATCCGCATCCGGGTTAGTATTCTTTTTAAATTGTTCATCCAACTTACTACCATATACTTCATCATATTGTTTACGTTGTTCCCTTGTAAATTCCGTACATCTTTGCCTTTCGACATCGCATTTGAATAAAGCTCTACCAGAGGAAAGACCATCCCTCTGTACTACCATTTCAACTCGAAGGATATTATCTTTCTCTTCTTGTTCAGTAGAGTTAAGACCTACAATAACCTGGGCATTACGAACGATTGCAATTGAACCAGAGATATCATTTTCATCGTATCTAGTAGTCCTATGCTTTTTACCATCACGAGTAATATGATGAGCAGTCCATACAATATCTAAGTGTAACTCTTCTGCCAGGTTCTGTAAGTCGATGTATACATTTGATATCCTTTCAAAGTCTTCTCGGTCTCCAGCTATTGATGCAAGCTTACCTGCATAATCGACCATCAGTACCTTAATATCAATCCCTTGGTTACGCAGTTGAATTATTTTTTCTCTTATATAAGTGGCATTAGTAATCATTGCAGGTACTCTTTCAACTACTAATTCAACTCCAAACCTGGCAAGTTTCCTTAAATGCTTTGCCTCAAGTTTATCATACTCACCAGAATATAATTCCTTTTTGGTTTTATTAATACTGGATTGAATGAAACGGTCCATGATTTGTTCTTGACCATTCTCTGTATCAATATATAATACTGATTTTTTCATTCTCAAGTAACCTCTTGCAAGGTTTACCATGAAGAATGTTTTCTTTGCTTTGGGTTTATCCAGTATCACATTGATTGAATGTTCAGGGTAACCTCCTGCATTTGTTAAGTCATTCAATTGCCTAAATGGGCAAGGTAATACTGATGGTTCTGATTGCCTCTTAAATTGTCTTTCAACAATATCTCGAATCATGTACAAAGGTTCATCCTCTTTCTTAGGTTTACTTTTCTGAAGTACCTTTTCTACCTTCCTTGAATATTCTTCGTATTGTTCAAAGTTATCCAAATCGAAAGAGTCATTTAAGTTCTTCATCTCAACATAAGTAGAGAACTGATATATTTTCTCTTTTATGTAATCAGCATCTGATAAGGGTATGTGATAGAGATTACTGATTATCTTATTAATACTTGGGATATCTTCCTTAGTTACTAAATCCACGTATGCCTTGGATTCTAGCAATTCTTTTAATACCTCCTTTAGAATATTCTCGGAAGGCATCTTGCCTTGCTTCTTAAAGTATTTAGTGATACCCTCAAATATAAGGGAATGCTCAATTAAAACCAGGTAATTAGATTTAAGCCTTTTTAAAACTAAGCCTCCCTCTTTATCCCTTAGGATAAACCGGAGTATCTCCAATTGGAAATCCGGTGTGAAACTAAATTTAATTTTCTCTTTAAACTTCTTCATATCTATATTGCAATATTTATAAACTAATAGATTTTGATAGTACCGACATAGTTCTGAAGGTGTTGACAACTATCTAGAAACTCCATAATCCACTACCTTAAGCTCAAGTATTTTTAATATTATTATTTTATATAAGAAAAAAGACTTATATTTGCATAACGAATATTTATAACAATGGGAAAAAGTAAAGGAAATAATGGCTCTGAGCTTCACAGATTAAAACCTATGAGGGATTATGATGAAGCTACATTTAACAGACTTTATAAAGTCTGTAAGCCGGTAATCAAGAATCTTACCCGTCAGATTGATTATAAACGGTTTAATCTTACACCGGATATTATTCAATCATATTTCTGGGATAAGATGTTATTTGTTTTCAACAAATACTATGGTGAGTGTACTGAAGAACATCTTAAAGCAAGAATCCTTGCATCTCTTAGTACATTCAAGAATAAATTACTTCGTTCTGCTTATGGAGAACAAGCCGAGTATAATCAAAGTCTTTTTAAGCTTGATGATTTATTTGATAATGATAAGGAATTAGAGGATGATAGTGAAGAAGAAAAAGCCAAATCGGAAATGATTGATATGATGTATAAGTATATGAAGGCTAACCTTTCTTCCGATGCTTATTTACTTTTCGAAGTATTAATCACTCCTCCACCTTTCATTAAAGAGAAACTTGGAAATAGCACTCGAATTACTAATATAATGCTAATAGAATTTTTCGAAATGCCTAAGACTAATGATTCCATGAGATATATCTCAGAACTCAGACAAGATATACAATATTGGGAAGATAGAGCTAAGGAAGAACTCAAATATTAAACACAAAAGAAAAGGGGCGTTTCCCAACGTCCCTTCCCTTAAAGTAATTATGCAAAACGAAATTTGTTTACATACTAACAATACAACTAATACATGAGTGTTTACGATTATGATGATATCTTTTGGATATATCTTAAAGTAATAGTCGGTGGTAATTTTTCGATATTCAAAGTATCTACCGAAGTCTCTTGTAAGAAAGATTCACCTATTAAGTTCCAACTTACTACAATAGCACCATCTTGAATACCCTTGGTAGGAGTTCCTCTACCGAAGTCACCATTTAAACCCGTCTCCCTATTAAAGAAAGACTGAGGTCTAACATTCTCCCAGTTATTGGCATTATCTTGTTTACCTTTAGATACACCAAGAGCATGCCTATGTTTGGGTAAGTCATCCCCCTTAAGAGTTATGATGAAGTTACCTTGAGTAGGTGTATAGTAATCACCAACATTTTGTAACATTACATCATTACCAATTTGGATACCTCCAGCTTGATATCCGATAACTATTCTGCCTGCTGCTTTGGTATATTCTGCCCAACCATCGGGGATTACATCAGTTTCCCATAGAATTATGGAACCAATAGGAAGATTAGCAGTACTCAACTGGTCAGCAAATTCTTTTCGAATTGCCTCAATCTGATTATCGATATACTGCTTAATATTAAATTTGTTCCCGGATTCATCTACTACCGGGAATCCCTTATTAATATCTTCTACCCTTTTTACCGATTCCTTTACCATACTATGAGCGGCAGTAGTGTATGGAATTTCTTGAAACTTGCCTTGGTAAGGTACGATAGCAAAGTTCTCATTTCGTTTGGTCATTGCATCAGTACCCTTACCATATACCCCAATAAGAACAACTGAATTTTTATTATTAGAGTAATAAGGGCAAGCACTCTCTACCATCTCTAGAAGATTGCTAAACGTCATATCATAATCGGAATATACATCATTATTAAGTATATCCGGAATACGATTATCCTCAGCAATAGGGTAGTAAATATCCTGAGACTTTTTGAATAAGGTATAAAAGCTTTCGGATGATTCATTCCAATATGCCACAAAATCAACTGGGTTATCTACTGGCTCTGGTATAGGAGTATGTACTGCAAATAGTAATACCTCTTCTGTTGAGCCTTGAGTACCCTGGATGTTTTCAATTGTAAGAGTCTGTTCATCAGAGATAAATACATAACCATCTCTTGAAATACATCCAAAGTTCACATCGGGTAATTCCCCATCCTCAGAATCTTTTGCCATGTACCTTGCAAGGATTCTATCCTTAATTACATTAGCATATTTACTTCCAGAAACTCCCTGAGGAGATACTGTTAACTTGTTACCATTTATGGTAGCTGAGCCAAATCCACAGAATGGTCCTAAACCAGAAGGAGCAGCAATTGCTTCTGCTGCTTCCTTCGATTTAATAATACCTTCA